AGAAGACGAAGTCTTAGATGATTATCTTGAGATTCTTAAAAAGGTCCAAAAGGGCATTGACACCCTTAAACACCTTTCGGAATCTAGTAAGATTGTTCACCCCCAATCTATTATTGGATTAGGGCTTCAATCCTCTACTATGATTTTAAAGGGATATCTTAAAGGAGCTGTCAAGGAACTTTTTGGCTGGATGAGGACTCATAAGGATATCATTTTAGATGATTGGGTTTCTCCCCAAGATGAGGAGGCCTTCCTTAGGAATCTAGAATTTTATTCCATCCTGAAGTCCGAAGAGAGTTTAGATGCTCTCTGTGACTCTGTAATCCAGAAAGGAGATCAGTGGGTATGCGTCCCTCACAAAACGTAGTCATGGAGGAACTTCAACCTCTTTATCTACTAAATCTTGATCGCAGAATAATTGGATCTGTCATTCATGAATTTTGTTCATGGGTTTCTTCCAGTGGTATTCGATGGGCAATTGCCCGGATGAAGGCCATTAAGGTAGATTACCTGAGATATTTATCTCATGAAGATCCAATATCTGGAGTGAGAAGAAATAGGAGAAACAAGAACCTTCCATATGGGCCTTTTGGGGTCCTCTTTAGATTTTCTAAAGTAAGAAGATTTCAAGTTCTTAGTCTATTAAATCTCTATTCCAGATTTAAGCTAGAACCTGATCCACGTGATTACCAGGAAGCAGAAAAACATATCCTTCCAAAATTAGAATGGACTGCAGAAATGCAGACCGCTCAAAATTGGATTGATATAACTGCTCTTACTGTCTTAGGACACTCAAATAAGATTGGGGACGTTTCCCCGCTCCTAACCCTTGTGGCTAAGGAGAGTAAGACTTCTCCTGGTTATTCCACCCAAGTGGAGGTCTTGATTCCAGGTAAGAAAAAGCATGATTATGCTATTCTTTATCGAGGACCAAGCCCCGGTTTGGCGAGGAATCATGGATCTGAAAATCTTGAGACTGATATAATACAGTACAAGATGAATAAAAGGTTCTTTCTTGATATTCCTGGAATTGAACAAATATTAAAACCCTTTGAAACCGGACTTCGGCCATGCTCTGTTAAAGGAGCATTGGAGAAGGAGGTTCTTTCAGGGGAAATAAATTTTGTTCAAGATTCTGGAAAACTTCGTTACGTTGCAGCTCCTTATAGGCACCTTCAACTTGTTCTAAAGCCCTTGGGTGATTTTATATATGCAATATTAAAATCATTGCCTTGGGATTTTACCTTTAGACAATTAGAAGCTATTCCTCAAATTATTGAAAAGTTGAGGAAGGGTAGTACACTTTACTCGTATGACTTAAATAAGGCCTCTGATCATATTCCTCTTGAGGGTCAAGTTTCCCTCTTAGAGCATGTCATAGACCCCAGATATCATGCCCATATAAAATTATGGAGAAAGATTTCTGAGGGTATATGGTATTGGAAGGATCTTCCGAATAGATCAGTGCGGTGGGGCACAGGTCAACCACTTGGATTATATCCAAGTTTTGGTGCCTTTGCCTTATGGCATGGTTTCTTATTGAAGAGTCTAGTTCATGGTGTATGGAATGGTCAATTCTTCGTTCTTGGGGATGATATCCTCATTACGGAGTACGAGCTTGCCATGAGATATGAGCAAGCTTTGGAAAAATTCCACATTCCAATATCTTGGAGTAAGACTCTTAGTGGCCAAATTGGTGAATTTGCCGGCTGTCTTATAACAGAAGATGGCATTGTTCGTGCCATGAAATGGGATTTCTCCCCTTCTAATATAATTCAGATCGGTTCACTTCTTGGTCCCAGAGTATTGCGTTTTCTTGATAAGAAATCTAGATTACTATTAAAACACTTCGGGGATTTGTTATCTCCTGTTGGTTGTAATTGGTTTTCTAAGAGATCTTTCAAGGAAAAGTACTACCTTACAGAATGCCTGTTGGAAACTCCAGAGTATGTTGTTTATGG